CATTTAGAGGTGTAACATCAGGAAATACAACAGCTGGAACACATAATAATGGTGCAAAAGTATTTGGATCTTTTGAAATTACTATGAATTCAAGCACAGTTCCAAATCCTGGACAACCACCGACAATTACAGTTTTCAACAGTTTTAACTTTACTAATGAAGTAGCAGCTAGTACAACAGCAACAGGAGGCGGTTTACAGTGTTCATCTGGACCGGTAGTATTTAAGGCATAATTATGAATTTTGGAGAATTAAAATCAGATATTAGAAGTTACACAGAAGTTGATAGCACAGTATTAAATGATGCTATTCTTACAACTATTGTGAAAAATGCTGAAGCTAGAATATTTAGAGAAACTGATACAGACGACGCTCGTTTCTACGATACAATTACTTTAACTCCAGGTAGTAGAGAAGTTGCTGCACCAGCCAATACAAGATTTATAAGATATATTTACATCAATGATACAACTAAAACACCAGCTGTTAGAAAAAATTTAGAGCTTAGAGATACTTCTTTTATGGAAGAATATTATAATACACCGAGTACAGCATCTGCTGCACCTAACAATGTTCCAAAATACTATTCTAACAGGAACACCACTAAAATTTTTGTAGCCCCGACGCCCGATGCTGCTTACGTGTGCCACGTTGCATATGTCAAGCAACCAGACACTATTACAGCTAGCGACGCGACTACGACTTATGTATCTACAAATTACCCAGATTTAATATTATATGCATGTTTAGCTGAAACTTATGGTTATTTAAAAGGACCAACAGATATGTTACAATTATACGAACAATCTTATACTAGAAGTATGGCTACATATGGTATAGAACAACAAGGTAGAAGAAGAAGAGACGAGTATATGGACGGTACAATTAGAACCGCTATTAACTCTCCGTCTCCTGGAGAATAGGATAAAATATGGCATCAAGTTATTCAAATGATATAAAACTAGAACTTATGGTTACCGGTGAAAAATCTGGTCTATGGGGTAATATTACAAACACGAATCTACAAATCTTGGAACAAGCAGCGAGTGGATATTTAAGTTTAGCTGTAGGTGCAGCTGACGTTAATTTAGTATTGACTGATGGTGCTACTTCAAATGGTAAAAATTTATACTTTAAATTAACTGGAACACTGACAGGGAATAGAGTTGTAACTATGCCGGACTCATCAGAAAGAGTATTTGTTGTAGAAGATGCAACAGATAGATCAGCATCACACTATACTTTAACTGTTAAAACTTTTTCAGGAACTGGAGTTACTTTAGCAACAGGTGCAAAAGCTTTACTTTACTCTGATGGAACTAATGTAAATCAAGGGATGGTAAACAAAGGTTATAAGTCAACAACTACTTCTTACACAGCTGTAGATGGAGATCAAATTATTTGTGACACCTCTGGAGGTGTTTTAACTATTACATTACCAGCAAGCCCATCTATTGGATCAGAGGTAAGTTTTATTGATGGTGGACAAAGCTATAGTATTAACACTTTAACTGTTGCTCCCGGAACTGAAAATATTGCAGGTTCTGCAGGAGATTTATCTGTTACAACAGACAATGAAAACTTTACCTTAGTTTATGTAAATGCAACTGTAGGATGGACCTACAAAGATGATATATAGGAGGTAAAAATGCCTCTTAGCAAATGGCAAATCAAACCAGGTTTCGATAAACAAAACTCTGAGGTTGGAGCGGTCGCACGTTATGTGGGTGGTGACAACGTTAGATTTAGATATTCATTACCAGAAAAAGTAGGCGGTTGGAAAGCAGAAGGTGGAGAAAGTATTTCATCTGTATCAAGAAGACTACATCCATTTAGAGGTAATGACGGTAATAAATATTTAGCGATTGGAACGGATAAGTTTTTATTAATTTATTACGAAGATAACTTTTACGATATTACACCATATAGAAGTAGTGGCTTTCCATTAACAATTGATGAATTTAAAAATAGTACATTTACAACAGTTTCAGGTTCTAACGTTGTAACAATTACAACAACATCTATTAATAATATATCTGCAGGAGATATAATAGAGTTTGAAAACGTAACTTTACCTGCTGGTACAGGTTATGCAGATTCTGATTTCGAAGATAAATTATATGAAGTAAAAACAATTGTATCCGATACAGAATTTACAGTTACACCAGTTGCAAACGCTACAGGAAACGCAGGTCCAGGTGGTTCTTGTTCTATTATTCCATTAGAAACTATTGGTAACCAAATACAACAATTTGAATTCGGCTGGGGCACAGGAGTTTGGGGTGGAGCTAATAATTGGGGTGAAGCTGCGACTACAAATGGTGTTAATACCCCTCCTGGTTTATGGTCACTATCAAACTTTGGTCAAGTATTAGTTGCAACTACTTTAAATGGTAAAACATTTACATGGAACCCCGCCGCTGGTAACCCACTCGGGCAGCGAGCGTCTGTATTAACTACAGGTTTTGAAACAGATTTAAACCCAACAAATACTAGAATTAGTATGGTGTCACCAACTACAAGACACTTAATCCATATGGGTACAGAAACAACTGTTGGTGTTCCATCAACACAAGACGATATGTTTGTAAGATTTTCTTCACAAGAACAAATAAACACATACGACATTACAGCAGGTAACTCTGCCGGTTCACAAAGAATTCAAGATGGTACAAAAATAGTAGGTGCTATTAAATCAAAAGAAGCAATACTTATTTGGACAGATAACGCTTTATATTTAATGAGACACATCGGACAACCTTTTGTGTTTGGTTTTGAACAAGTAGGTACTAACTGTGGATTGCTTGGACAAAATGCAGTAGTAGAAGTTGATGGTGTTGCTTATTGGATGAGCGACAAAGGTTTCTTTAAATACGATGGATCAGTTAAAACACTAGATTGTTCTGTTGAAGATTATGTTTATGATGATGTTGATTTAACTCAAAGTCAACAAATCTATGCAGGTGTAAATAATTTATATACAGAAGTTAGATGGGATTATCCGTCCTCATCAGCTGATTATAATGACAGATATGTAATATTTAATTTTGCAGAAGGTGTTTGGTATACAGGGAATACACCGAGAACTTCTTGGGCCGATTCAAATGTATTTAGTAAACCGTTTGCAACAGATTTTGATAACACTACAAATGGAGACTTTCCAGAAGTTATAGGTGAGCCTGCAGCGCCAAATGGATACGGTAAAACTATTTTATACAATCATGAAGTAGGTGTGGATCAAGAAAACTTAAATGGTAGTATAACTAGAATTACATCTAACCTTGAATCATTTGATTTTGATATATCAAATCCGCAAATAGGTGATGGTGAAGTATTTTTATCTATGAGAAGATTTATACCTGATTTTAAAACTTTAGTTGGAACAGCTAGGGTTACTTTAACATTAAAAAGATATCCATCTGATACTGGAACAACATCAACTTATAGTTCTTTTGATGTTACATCTACAACAGAGAAAAAAGATACAAGGGCGAGAGGTAGGTTTTTAAGTATAAAAATAGAAAATCCTGGTGCAGAAGATGGTGAAAATTGGAGATATGGTACACTTAGAATCGATATACAACCAGACGGTAGAAGATAATGGCTATTACAATTAGAGTTCCTGATCCTACAGAAGAGTACGATGCTGGTAATCAAAGACAAATTGTAAGAGCAATTAATAATGTAATTCAACAATTAAACGCTCAATATAAACCTCAAGGAGAGACTTTTAATGAGATAGAACAGTTATCTTATTTTTTAGGTAACGCACCTGCAAAACCTTCAGGCCCTGCTACAGCTCAAGTTGGTGGTAGTAGTGGAGGAGGACTTCCTTACAGCAGACTAGATGCTACAGTAGGTGTCGGTTACCCTTTTGTAATTGCTCCAACTTTTTTATTAGATCCAGATAGAGGATACCTTGTTACAAATGGTTATTTTGCTCCAATACCTCCTGATTTTGGTCCTAATCAAACAACACTTTTGTTGCCTTTTGATCCACCGGTAGGAAGTCAAGTAGGAATAGTTATAAATGAATTTAATGCAAGAGTTGATGCAGGATTTGATTCAGATGGTTATCAAGTTACTATAGACGGTTATACTAATGGATACATAACAATGAGTGGTGGTTTTGGTACTGGTGATGCTAGAACACTTGTTTATTTTGGAGACGGTGGTTATGCTTTCGGTTATAGAGATGTGTGGTATACTATTGCAACAGGATATTAAGGATTAATTAATTAAAACAAGGAGATAAAATTATGACAAATTATTCAGATGCTAAATATGGAATTATACCGGGTGCAAATTTGGTAAAAACAGGTTTTGTAGAAGGTGGAAGTACTACTTCAAACGACACAACACTACAAAATTGTTTTAATTCCCAATTTTCAAGTTATTTGATAGTTGGTGAAAACATTTCAGTAGTTACACAAACAGCT